CCGCAACAATTGACAAGTTTGTCAGAGGCATGAGTAATCTGAGTAACGCAACCAAGCAAATGCGCCTGACTCATCTGAAAGCCAGTATCAACGAGGCCATACGTGACGGTATTGTTAAATACGAGGTTCACCCTTTTGCTTATACCAAAATGCCAAGGCCTAACATTAAGCAGTTGGATATAACAATAGAAGAGTTTATCCGAATCCGTGCGCTTGAAACCCGGCACATACGTTTGTCCCTTGCGAAAGATTTGTTTCTGCTATCTTTCTATCTTGGCGGAATGAATCTGGCAGATATTGTTCAGGTGGATTTCAGTGGTGATACGATAAAGTACATCCGGCAGAAAACAAACCTGAATAAGCAGAGTGATAAGATGATTACCTTCTCTATCCCTGAAGAAGCTAAACCGATTATCAAGAAATACCTGAAGAGAAACGGAAAGTTGGATTTCGGGTATAACTTCTCGTATTCAAACTTCCAACGCTACCTGAACAGGTGTCTGAAGAATCTGGCCAAAGCAGTAGGTATAGAGACAGAGTTCTCCTTTTATTCAGGAAGAAAGACTTTCTCCCAGTTCGCTTTCGACCTTGGGATAAAGACGGAGATCATAGAATATTGTATAGGCCAGTCGATGAAAGAGAACCGCCCAATTTACAATTATGTGCGTATCATGCAAAAACAGGCGGATGCCGCTATAAGGCGGGTTATCGATTATACCAATGATCCGGATAAATTTGAATTATCTGTTATTGCCTGTTGATAGCAGAAAGGCAGCCCTGAAAAGCTGCCTTTTATTTTGCGTTAGATCCAATATCCTCACGAACGTGATCTAATATATTAAATATGGAAAATTATTCTTTGTTGAATGAGTTCAGCGCCAGAATGGTCTGTTGTATCAGGTTGGTTCCCTGCTGTTTCTGTTCTTCGTTTCCTGATAGCTTGGTAAAATAGTCAGTAACGATCTTGATGGTATCATTGACCTTATTCAGGTCTTTCTCCTCTTTGAGCAATTCCAATGCTCTTTTAATTGCGGATTCCGCCAACAGGCTTAATGAACTATAATGCCTGTCGATAAATCTGATCTTAGCCTTGGCAACATTCAGTTCCGTTTTTTCTGCTATCATATCCACGGAATTGATATTGGCCAACTCTCCTTTGTACTTTACGTACCAATTCTTTAGTGTTCCGTAATTACAGCCTGTTTCCAATGATGTTTTTTTGTAATCATATGAATTCTCTTTAAGCAGACGGAGTATCTGTACTTTGTCCTCCATTGTGTATTTCGTGCGGTTTCCCGTCTTAACCTGCCCGGTAACTAACTTCCCTTTTTTCATAATTACTAACTTTTGCTAAACGTTTAAGCTACAAATTTATATAAGAAACCACAGATGATTATTTTGTCGTTAAAAATAATGGTAAAACAACAACTCTAAGTTGTAATTCTAAAACCTCTGACTTCTCTCTCATATCTAAGTTTGTCCATAGATATTAATTAAAACTTATTGATATGATATTAAGTGCAATTGGAGCCGGGGCAAGTCTGGCAAATGGAATCTACGGGATGTTTAAATCTGCCGATGCGGTTAAGAAACAAAAGAGATTGATCAATCAGCAGGAAGCAAAGAATAATGCCTGGTATGAACGTAACTACTATCAGAATTATTTAGATTCTTCCGAGTCCAAGGCGGCAATTAAGCGTGTAGAAGACACAATGAGAAGAAGGAATCAGGAGGCGCAGGCTACGGCAGCCGTAACCGGAGGAACTCAGGAAAATGTTTTGGCTCAACAGGCTAACGATCAACAGCTTATGAGTGATACGGTTGCGAACCTTGCGGCAAGAAGCGATGCAAAGAAAGAACAGGTTGATGCTGTTAATAATCAGAACCAACAAAATATTCTTGGTCAAAAGATGGCACAGGCATCATCTGACGAAGAGGGTACCGCCCAGATGGGAAATAATAGCTTAGGACTAATCAGTCAGGCTTTACAGGGAGTAAAATGGGGAAAAAGCGGGAAGTCTTCGGAAACCGATTCTGCTACTACGCCGGTTGCTGATGCCGGTATCCCCACACTTGAAGATTTAGTTAAACAAAAAAATGTGATCTAATGAAACTTACTGATTATTTATACCCAAGCGAAAAGAATGCTGTTCCTCAGAAGAAAAAATCGGATAATTCTCCTGTGCAGTCAACGGGGCAAGTACAAACTACCGTTCAGCCTTCAGCTGTTGAAGAAGAGGAACCTGCTGTTGAAACAAATCCGGTGGAACCTGCCACTGTAAACGAAATACAACCGGATAACGAAACGCAATCGGATGATGATGTGTCCTCCATTATGAACAGAATCAATAATGAAGGTTATTATAGTATGCTTAAGAAGTGGAAGCGTCCAAATCTTAACGATGAAGAAAAACGTCTCAGAGCAGAACGTAACGTATCTTTAATGGGTGATCTTGCTAATATGTTTGCTCAGGGACTGGCTCTTAGAAGGGGAGCGAGAATTTTCTCTCCTATTCAGAGTAATACCCCCAAAGTCAATGATAAGATCGAACGTTTGCAGGACATGAAACGTAATGAGAATATTGATTACCAGAACAAGGTTCTCAGTTCTCAATACAAGGATTTTGAGTTGAAACGTGCTGAAGATCAACTAAAGCAGAAACAAGCTCTTGAGAAGTACAAGCTTGATGTTCAGAACGGGCAGTTTGGTGAAGAGATGAAGTATAAGTATGACGCTCTTCAGGAACAGGTCCGTAATCATACAATCAGTCAGGAACATGCGGACAAGGTTCTTAGAGAGACGGCAAGGCATAACAGGAAATCAGAGAGCACGGCGGGTTACAATGCTCAATCTCAACGTATGTCCGCTCAGGCCGCTCAACAGAATGCGGCCACGAATGCGAGCAAAGGTAATTCCTCAACCGGAATGGATTCTATTACGCTTACCGGATCCGACGGTAAACGCACAACCGTGGATTATCCCAAGAGTAAAAACGGTGCCCTCTTGTCTCTCTACAATCGAATGAAAGAAGAGTCGGCGAAGAATCCCCAGAAATACGGAACGCTTGATGATATCAATATGAAAATGGGTGAAGGCGGAGATCAGGCGACCAAGATCATGTCTATTATAAAGCGTCGCATAGCCGACTTTCCCCAACTTACAGGAGAATTCAATCAACTTGTCGGAGGCGCTCCGGCTCCAAAAGCCACAAAATCCGGAAGCCTTTTGCCGAATAACAACAAACCCTCTTTACTTCCTTAGTTATGCAAGACAATAGAGATAAACTATATGATAACCTTGTCAAATCAGGCAAGGTTAGCGAATCCGAGATAGGTAACCGGGATCAGTTCAAAAGTGCGATAAAGGACGAAGCCAGCGCGGCTAAGTTTCATGATAACCTGTTGAAGGCAGGTTTCAGCAAAGAAGAGATCGGAGATTCCAAATCTTTCTATAACTCCATAGCCTCTGATTTTAAATCGTCCAATGTTTCTCCTCATGTTTCTCAGTATGTTGAGGGCACAGGTAAGAACACAAAAGTGTTCGGGATGCCCTACGCAGTCTTTCAGAATTTGAAACCTGAATCCAAGGCTTACTACTATCAGGAAGAACAGCGCAAAAAAGCCGAAGCGCAGGCGAATGATATTCAGCAACGGGCCGAAGGGCAATACGGAGCAGCTGTAAACAGCGAGATTGACAAGAAGAATAAGTTCTCCACCGAACATCCTATCTTAAGCGCATTTGCCAATGTGGCTTCCGAGGGAACAGGCGGGCAGATGAATGCGATAGAATCATCTACCCCTGTTATGGCGGCCAAAGCAGCTATCAATAAAGCGAAAGATGTGAAGGAGGTCATTGACACATCCCGACGCAAGGCAAACGGCACTAACGCTCTCAAAGAGTTAGGCAGAGGATTTTATGATAAAGCTAAGAAGTCTGGCACATGGGATTTCGGGATCAGCGACATGAAAGAAAATGGCGCTCTTCTCTCCGCCGCTATGAAGAAAGAGAAAGGAGAACCTTTAAACGATAGCGAAAAAACGCTTCTTGAAAGTGCCGCACTTGAAGCCCTGTCCGATGAGAAATTCATGAAAGATGTCGGCATGCCTTACAGGATAGGTTCCGGCACGGCTGAATCAGCTTCATACATGAAAGACTTCCTCTTATCGGGAGGATTACAGGGATTAGGCAAAGCGGCAGTAGGTAAATTCGGAACCGAGGCCGCAGAGAAGACAACCGGGCAGATAATCAAGAATGCTATTCTTAGGACTGCAGGAGATCTTGTCGGAGCTGCCGGCATGTCCTCAACGATTCACTCAGGTAATGTTGTTGGTGATGCTTTAGCCAGAAAAACAGGAGACGTAAAGTTTAGCCAGGATAAAGAGGGGCGTGCCCAATTCGCAGGAACCGGGGGAGGAGAAACAACGCCTAAGGCAATTGGAAAAGCTTTCGCCTCCAATACAATAAATGATTTCTCCGAAATGTTGGGAGAATACTTTGCACCGGCCATCGGCAAGGTGGGTGACGTTATCTCTTCTACCAAGCCATTTCAAGCTTTAAAAGCAACTAAAGTAGGTGAAATGCTTAACAAGGTAAGCACATCGGATTGGGCAAAAACCGTGAATGATTTTGAGAAGAACGCTCAATTTCACGGGACATTCGGTGAGTATGCCGAAGAAGTAGCCGGCAATGCGATGAATGCCGCCATAGTAGGCGATCAATCGTGGTCGGATGTTGTCGATCCTGGGCAGAATGTGGAAACATTCCTTAGCGTTAGCCTTATGAGTGGCATCATGTCTTCTTCTAAAGCAATTGGTTATCGCAAACCTAAACTGGAAGCCGAGAGAAAGCTTTCCCAAGCGGAGGATGAAGCAAACAATATCTACGGTTCACAATTCGGTGAGATTAAATCAGCACTCGAGAATGCATCCGTAGAGGATAGAAAAGACTATTTGTCCAAGGTCGCTTCTTCTTCCATGGATGAGGGTAAGAAGAAAGCCATCTTTAATTTTGTTGGCCGTCTCACCGAATTGGAAGGGATGAATGAAGCCGAGCAGAAAGCGGAACAGGAAGGTTCTGTTCCCGAAGGCATAGAGCGTAATAAGTCGGATATCTACACCGGCTTTGAAGAGGCCAAAAAGAAAGTTGAATCTCTCCCTCAAGAGGAACTGGATTATTACGAGGCCCATCCCGAGAAGTTGCCGGAAAGCCAAAACAAAGATTTGATTGAAGACTACCTTACAGCCAAAAGCGATTTTGACGGTTATCTGAATCATGTATCCAACAAGATACAGACAGCGAAAGAGAATGCCAGAAAACAGGTAGAGGGCGTTGCTAATCCTGAGATGAACGCCATCGTTCGTGTCTCTTCCAAAGCTTCCGAACAGCCTACTCATGTGGTTGGCGGGACACTTGCATTCGATGATGAAGGGAATGTTGATGAGAGACAGTCAAGCCCGGTTATCTATTATCTGGATGAAGAGGGAAAACGCAAAATGGCACCTCCTTCAATGTTCTCTTCTCTGATCGATTCCACACCGATTGAAGATATGGCCTCTCAGGCGGAACAGGACGCAGAACAACAAATTGTAGAGCAGGAAGAAGCCGAACTTCCACAAGAGGCTCCTTCCTTAGAGATTGGGAGTAGCATAACCACATCAGATGGAGTCACGGGAGAAGTCACCCGCTTCACCCCGGAAGGAGAAGCGGTGATTTCGGACGGACAACACGATTATGTTGTTCCATCCGATAACATCCTCTCAATAAACGGTCAGTCTCCGACGGCTCCCGATGCTCAAAGAGAGAATATCCAAGAAGAGCCGAAAAACATAAATACGTCAGTAAACGATGAAGAAAATAACATTTTATCAGAAAATGTAGGGCTTAATAAGAGTATCCCGTCGGATGAACAAAGCAATTTGTCAAAAGAGACACCTGCCGAACAGGAAGAAGGCACACTCCCGCTTGATAAGGACGGGAATGTAGATTATAAGCAGATAAGCGATCCTACTATATACGCTAAAGCACTTAAGAAGGAATTTGGAGAAGATGCTCTCTCAATAGTGGAAGAAGACATTGCCAACCAGCAAAAACAACTTTCTCATGCGGAGAAAAAAGGGAATGCCATAGAGAAGGCACGTACAAAGAAACGTATCAATCAGGAGTTATCCAGATTGGAAAACATCAAAGGTTTGTTGTCTCCACAAAAAGAGAATGAAACTCCTCATGATATAGCCACCGATGAGGAATACGCCGATTGGGCTGCCGACAATTCGGATGATCCGATTGAGCTGGCCGGAGCTTATGGCGTGGCGAAGGAACAATCCAGTCACGAAAACACCCTCCTTCCATGGCAACGTGAGTTATTGGGAAGAAAAGTGAATACCAATTCATTCAATCGTTTTGGAGACCGAAATAAAATAAATGGTACCTTTGCTAAGGCGTGGTTGAGAAAAGACGGTGAAGAACTTGATACCTTAGCGCAGGAGTTAAGCGGCTTCGGCAATGAAGTGACAGAGAATGATATTGTTGACTTCATGCTTAGTAATCCGACTAATTATGTGCGTACAACTTCTGACTTGCAGAAGAAGTTGTCTGGTAGGTTTAGCGAGATAGCGAGTAAGGAAATGGGTATATCGGTTGGCGGTCCTGAATCAAATACCGGTAAACTCTATCTGGAACTCAAAAAGGCAAACCAGAGATTAGATCAGCTCACAGAATCTCAGACCAAGGAGGTTGAGGATGCGATACTTTCTGATTATAAGCCTGAAGATAATACTAAAGAAGGTTCTTATCTCGATAACCTTGATGATGAGCAGATGGCCAAGCTGGCGAATATTCAAGATGGATACAGGCAAGCCATATTTAACGAAGAATCAGATAACCAAAATACAGAAGAAAATGATAACCAGAGAGAAAGCGGCGGCAATTTTGATGTTGCAGGAAATGGAGAGAGACCTGAAGGAAGCACAGGAGAAGGAAGCCAATCCGATATTGATACGGGCATTACAACGGAGAGTGCAGAACCAGAAAGACAAAATAGAGAAGATGGAATAACTTCTTCCCAATCTTGGGAAAACGACAATACTATTGCTCAGGCTGAGAATGAAATAAATACCAATCCTTCTGAAGCCCAGAAAGAAGCAGGGAACTATAAGATGGGACACGTGAAAATCGGAGGATATGACGTGACTATTGAAAATCCTAAGGGAAGCGAGCGCAAAGGCATTGACAATTCAGGTACCCCGTGGAGTATTAAAATGAATAATAGCTATGGCTATTTTCGTGGTACAAAAGGGAAAGACGGTGATCATATAGACGTGTTTTTAGGTGACAACCTAAATCCAGAGAAAGTGTATGTTGTCGATCAGGTTAATCCTGATGGTTCCTTTGATGAACACAAGGTTATGTATGGCTTTAACTCTGAACAAGAGGCTCGGGATGCATATTTGGCAAATTATGAAGAGGGATGGACCGGGTTAGGAAATATAATTGGCGTTCCTAAGAAAATCTTTGATGAATGGATGTCTACCGGTACCAAAAAGCAGAAACCCTTCTCGGAATATAAAATAATTCGCTCTGAGGAAGATGAGCATTTCAAAACACTCTCTTCCGTTACTGAAAGATTGAATAACGCAACCGGACAGAACGTTTCACTGTATCCCGACCAGAAAGAAGTGATTGAAGCTCTGGTAAATGACGGAGTAGAGAAGGAGGTCGTTGATGAGATTGAAGCTACCTTTACCCAAGCTCTGGAAGACGGGACAAAATTCCCCGGATTCTTTGATTCTAAGACCGGAAAGATTTACCTTTGTGCTAATCAGATAAAGGATGAAGAAGAACTTAAACGTAAGTATTTCCACGAAGCAACCCATGCCGCCACTAATCATAACCTGACGGATGAGCAATTGGAATATCTGTATAATACTGTCGGAGAAGATGCCATAAGAGAGTATGTTCCTGACTATTATTTTGATAGCGATCTTTCAGAAACCGGATTAGCAGATGAATACTTATCTTATTTAGCCGAAGATATCGTGAATTTTGCTGACAATGAAGAATCACCTGTAGATATTGAAGATATAGATGATTACGAAGAGCGCAAACAAGGGGCTCCGATTGATCCGGGAGTAAGGCAAATATTAATTGATAACTTTAATTGGATACAAAATGAATCAGGAAATGACAGTGGAAGAAGCCAACAAGATAATGGAGGAAGACAAGAAAGTCATTCGTCCCATGATGAAGAAAATGTCGGCAGAGGAGAAGGAAGCCTTTCGGAAGACGGAAGAGTTTCAACGGATAAAAATAGCGATGAGCGTTTTGAGGGAAGAAGGGAAGAAAATGTGGTCACTTCCCCACACGAGGGAACAAATACTACAGTCAATAGAGAAGAAGAAACAGGAAAGCCGGCAGGACGAGAAGAGGTAAGCCCAAATGATAGCGGGAATACAGGCTCGTCCGATACATCCAATACCGGCATTCGTTATCGCGGCTCTGAAACAACCATGGATAATGTGGCTGATCGGGTTTACCGTTTATCGGCTTCATTTGGAAGAATAATAAACGGTAGAAAGCCAAGTTTCAGGTATTCTGAAGAAAGCGGTAAGAGTGAATATACTCCAAATTCCTTTGTTACGGATTTCGAACTAGAGGCTTCTACCCTCATAGACACACTTAACGCTCTGAAAGAAGACGCAACCGATGCGGCAAAGGAATATATCCAAGGGTTCATCGACAGGCTTAACGATCAAACGGAGTATTACAAGAAACTGGATGAAAATGGAGGAGTCAGCAATCAGGATTACAAGGCTCTTTATCACAGGAGTGTGGATTCGCTGAATGATCTTCTAAGGGATCTCACTTCTAAACCGGAAAGTAAAGAGCAGGAAGCCATTTCCAGATCCGTATCGGAGCTATCTGATAAATTGAATACCCCTGTTCGGCTCATAAAGGATCTGAATGAGATAACAGATGACAATGCGTCCCTGCAAAAAAGAACTTCTAAAGGCTGGTTTGATCCCGAAACAGGTGAGGTCGTTATCATACTTCCCAATGCTACGGGCGTGGCTGATGCGCAGCGTACGATGTTGCATGAGATAGCAGGGCATAAAGGGTTAAGAGGATTATTTGGTGATAAATTCGATGATGCCATAGACGGTATATTCAAGTCTCTTCCGGATGATATCAGGAAGCATATTTCTGAACAGGCGATCAGCAAATACAATTATGATATTGCAACCGCTACCGAAGAATATCTGGCTGAGCAAGCCGAATCGGGAACTGATCCTTCCATCTGGAACAAAATAATCAGCGCAATAAAAGAACTTTTCCGTAAGGCGGGCATAGAACTTGAAATGTCAGACAATGACATTAAGTATTTGTTATGGAGAAGTAGAAACAATCTGGAAAACGGTACCATCGAAGAGCGCATGGATAAAAAGATGCGCGATCTGGATATACGGGATAAACTATTCAGGAAAACACCTGAGGAAGAGAAGAAATCTCCCATACTTGATTCAAATGCGTTGTCAAAGGAAAGTATGGGGGAGCAGATAAAGATTGCTCAGGAAGCCGCAGAACTTACCGACGAAGAGAAGAAGGACTTTTCCGCAAAGCTGAGGAATGACCGATTTAGAGAAGGCTGGCAGGACAGGATGTTGCCTCTTCGCCGATTTCAGGAATTGGTATCCGAACATACGGGCAGAAAGATAGAAGAATTTTGTGATGCTTATACGAACGAAAATACCATTGCTTCCCGCTCTACTTATGAGATCGACCAATTTAAGAACGATTACCTTAAACCTCTGGTGAATGCCGTTGTAAAACTGGGCGATCCCGAACTGGTAAAGTCCTACATGAAGGCCAAACATGGTATAGAACGCAATAAACACATGCGTGATGTTGCAGTGGAACGCAGGCAGAAACAGATGGATGATCATATCCAAGGGATAAAAAATCAATTGCAACAGGACCTGATGTCTTTGAGAGCGAAGAAAGGTACCACCCAGGCTGATATTGATAAATTTCAAAAGAAGATTGATCAGACTGTCGAAACAGCAAAGAAGGCAGCGATAAAAAACCTGTCCAACTACGCCATTAAACAACAAAGCGTTGATTATGCCGGATTGACCGGCCTTCAACACAGACTATTCAAACAGGAGGAAACCGATCCACTTCTTGAAGACGAGATAGTCATGTTCATTGAAGAGTTTGAGAATGATCACGATAGTAAAGATGTGGAATCATTGTGGAATTCAGTCCGCAGGGCAAACACGTTCAGCCTTAACAAACAATTGAGTTCAGGATGCATCGATAAAGCCACCAAGAAGCAGATATCTGAAATGTATAAGTATTATATTCCACTCAGGGCATGGAGCGAAGAGACTGCCGGTGACTTCTACGACTATTTTTTCAAGGATGAACACGACGTGGTCAATAACCCGCTAATGAAAGCCAATGGCCGTAAGAGTGAATCGGGTGATCCGTTGGCAAGTATAGCCTCAATGGCCGAGAGTGCCGTGTTTATCGGAAATAAAAACGAGATGAAACAGCATCTTCTTTCTCTGGTCAGGAACTATCCTACCAATATGGCCACGATTGCTCCGGTGTGGTACAGGAATGACGGAGACGTATGGCAGGAAGTTGTCCCGGAGCTTACAGGTGACAGAGAAGAGGATCTGGACACGCTTGAAAGATTTAATCAGCAAATGGAGGAACTGGAGAAAAGTGGTCTGGCGAAGAGAGTCACCAAAGGGTTATCTCTTGATGTTCCAATCAAAAAGTGGCAAGCTGATCAGCATGCGATAAAAGTCAAAGAGAACGGGAAGGATTTAGTGATCTACATTAATGGTGATCCCCGTGTGGCTCAGGCCGTGAACGGACTTAATAACGTGAAGCCTTTTGATAACAAGCTTGTCAGAACACAGGGTGATATTAAACGATTCATGACGCAAAACTTCACCACCCGTAACCCGGCTTTCGTTCTTTCCAACCTAAGCAGGGATATGATTTACGCCATGACCATGAATGCCATTCGAGAGGATGCTCCTTATAATCTTGCTTTTATAAAGGCTATACCTGAAGCTTCGTCCACTATAACCCGATATCTTGCAGGAAAAGAGGGAGATGGCAAGTACGATAAGTACTTTGATGAATTTCTTGCTAACGGTGGAGAAACAGGATTTGTCGCATTGACATCTTATGAACAATATAAAAAAGAGATAAAGAGAGAGATCGATAAGGCCAACGGGACCGGGAAAATGTCTGATGCATTCCATGTCATCGCTAAAGGTTTGAGCGGATGTAACCGCTGGGCGGAAGATATGTCCAGATTCTCCGCATACATTGCCTCCAGAGAAGAGGGAAGGAGCATCGTTCGAAGTGTCAGGGACGCAAAAGAGCTATCCGTTAACTTCAATAGAAAAGGATCCGGGGCCGGAGGCAACTGGCTGGCTGATATGTCTTACTTCTTTTTGAATGCCGGCATACAGGGCATGTATAACTTCTCTCATACATTCAAGAACTATCCTGTTCGTACATCTGTCGCCATGGGTTCCTGGATGATGTTGGGGGCCATGATGCCATTGATGTATAACATACTCTCGGGTGGAGATGATGATTACGATAAGTTGCCTGATTACATAAGGCAGAACAATATTGTTATCCCGTTTTTCGGAGAAGACAACTTTGTGACAATTCCACTCCCTATCGAACTTCGCGCATTTTTCGGGGTTGGAGATATCCTGTCCCAATTCGTCGGAGGAAAATACAAAGACAGAAATGCGGGTGCCGATGTTCTGGGCAAGCTGCTCGATGCCACTCCCCGAAATTTTATCGAGGGTTCCGATAAAGGTGAAAATGGTCTGGTCGGAGCCGCTTTTGTGAATCTGACTCCCGACGCTATAAAACCATTTGTGGACGCTTATATCACTAACAGATCATTTACCGGCAGACCTATCGTGAAGAAAAACGAGTATAATACGTACATACCTGAGTACAGGAAAGTTTATAAAGGTACTTCTCAGATACTGGTTAAGTCTTCTCAGGCACTCAATTCCATGACAGGCGGGGATTTTGCGACAAAGGGGTGGGCCGATTCTCCGCTACTCAATCCGGGGGCTGTAGAACACTTGTTCTTTTCTTATATGGGAGGCGTGGGAAAAACCATCCTGCAGACGGTAAAGTCTACTGTCGGGCCATTGGTTGGAGAAGAAGTGGCGCTGAAAGACATTCCTGTGGTTAACAGGTTTGGCTATCAATTTGATCCGGCCATGCCAAATTCCGTCGTGAATGAAAGGTATCAAAAGAATGTGAAGTTGCTCGAAGAAAGCCAGAGCCGGGACCGTGAATACAAACGGGGACTCAGGCAGGGATTGGATCTGGGTGACAGCTATATCGAAAAGAAAAGCGATGAAGAAGAGCGTCGTATGATGATTGTCAAGGCCTACAAAAATCAAATTGATGATATCGCCTCTCTTTTGCAGGTGGCCGATGAAGGCTCTTCGGATAAAATCAAAAACGAAATAGCCGACATGAAATTTAAAATGTTGGATGAACTTGATAAAATGGACAAAAAATAGCAATTCAGCAAGGTGTCTCATGCTATTAACCGATATTTTTGCTTAAAAGAAAAAGAAACAGTCATGAATAAATTCTTAAACAGAAGCGTCAAGCCGGCAAAGGCGGGAGATAAGGAACCGATTCCACGTGAAAGAGGAACAGCTCATGAATTTCTGGATGAATGCTCCGCATGTTGGGCCTCTCTTGAAACGGCCCGCAGAAAGATGAGAAGGAGCCTGATGTATGCTTATGAGGATCAGTGGGGAGATTATGTACGTGATCCTGAAACAGACCTCATTATTACGGAAGGTGAACTCATTAAGAAGAACGGAAAGGTGCCTCTCAAAAACAATATGATAAGTCCTATCCTGAAAAATATAGATGGCCAGTTCAGGAATAATGTTACTCAGACAATTTGTTCCGTGCGTGACCAAAAAGAGAGTAAGATAGGGGAGATGATGAGTCTCGCTCTGGAATATGTGCATGAATTGAATGAATTGGACGAACTGGATTCGGACAGTTTGCGCCTGATGTTGCTTGGCGGTTATATCGGCCAAAGAATCGAGTATGGCTTCAATCCGGCCAAGCGGCTGAATGACGTGTGGGTGTATGGCGTAAATCCGGCCCGCATGTTTTTCAATACCGATATAGAAGATGTCCGTGCCTGGGATTTAAATGTGATCGGTGAAATTTACGATATGAGGCTGGACAATATCATATCTCTGTTCGCAAAATCTCCCGGGGATAAGACATGGCTGGAAAATGTCTATGGAAGGGAAAGATATTCTTCTCTGTATTCGGCATATGACGGCTTGCAGGGAGAACAAAATAAAGATATGTCTTTCTTCGCTCCTTCACGGCCTGACCTGTGCAGAGTTATACTCGGGTGGAAGCTTGAAACAAGGGAGGCGTATTATTGCCACGATTTTTTAAATGGCAAATGGTTCTTTGAAGACCTGAAAAATAAGAAGATACTTGATTTGGAGAACCAACGGAGAAATGCGGAAGCGACGGCAAACGGAGTTCTTCCGGAAGATGTGCTCCTGATTGAATACGAATACTCGAACGAACTCTTCTGGTATTACCGTTACATGACACCGTGGGGAGATGTACTTCAGGAGGGAAAAAGTCCCTATTGGCATGAAGAGCACAATTATGCTTTTCATGCGTACCCGATGATACAGGGCAAGGTCTTCAACTATGTGGAGGACTTTATTGACCAGCAAAGAGCCATAAACCGTACCATGACCCTGATTGATTTTATCCGCGGGGCTTCCTCCAAAGGAGTGATTGTCGTGGACGAGGATGCGTTTGAAAGCATGAGCCGGGAAGAAATCATTGACGAGTATGTTCGGTATAACGGAGTACTTTTTTGCAAGCTTAGAGACGGAAAGCGGGTTAACGACGTGGTTCAGCAGTATAATTCTTCGGCTGCCATAACGGGAGATTATGAGTTGTTAAACTTACAGTTGAAACTAATAAATGATATTGCCGGAGTGAACGGGGCCATGCAGGGGAAACAGGCACCGTCGGGAACGGCCGCAAGTCTTTACGCACAGCAGGTGCAAAACTCTTCATTAAACCTGAAAGGGTTACATGATTCTTTCCGCACATTCAGGAAACGAAGAGACTATAAAGTCATGCAGACTATCCAACAGTATTATACTTCGGCTAAACATATCGACATTGCCGGAAGAGACTATTCCGAAGAATCCAAGTTTTACAATCCGGATAAAGTTCAGAATGCGGTTATCGATATTCAGATAACGGAAGGTACCAGCACGCCGTCTTTCCAGATGCTTGAAAATGAATTTCTGATGAAGTTGTTTGAGATGAATGCCATTGATGTTAAGACGATGCTTGAAAATTCCTCCTATCCGTTTTCATCTAAGATATTGGAATCAATCAAGAGTAACGAACAGGCCGCTCAGGAAGCCCGGTTGCAGCAGCAACAGATGTCTTTGCAGGGAGTTGATCCGAAGCTAATGCAGCAGGTTCAGCAACAATCCGCAACTCCCCGTCTGGCACAATTAATGAATGATGATTCAAGGGCCGGCAAACAGGACGGAATAGTAAAATCCGCCGCATAAGTAAAAAGGGCCCGCTCGGCCCTTTTTACATTGATGCCTCGCTGATAATTTTAGTTCTCCGCTTTTCTCTTTCCGTGAGGGATTTTACCAATTTTGGAAGCGGCCATTTATAACAGATGTAAATGAGGATAGCCGTAGCCATGACACGGTCATCGTGATTTCCTTCCACGGCTCCCATCTCTGTTCCGTTTTCTTTGAGCTCGTAAAGGTCGAGCTCAAGAGTCGTCGGACGGCTTCTTTCAATGTAAAGGCAATCACGCAAAGAAGCTTTTAAGAAATTGATGACCGTGGGTTTGGTCTTAGGGTTGGTGTGGAAGCCGTATTTCGTAGGCTGCCCTTTCTTTATTTGTTCGGGAGAGGTTCTGGAATACAGATTCTCGTAGTATTCCCGTATCTCATCAAGTATATACTCGAAATTATCTCCTTCTGTTCCGTCCGTCTCCAATGTATTACTTTCTATGACAAGCAATGCGTTGCCATAAGCTTTGGCTATTTGGGCCGCTTTCCATATTAATAAATCGTGTTCGATATGTCCGTGCCATTCGGCCACTATTTCGGGTACCCCTCCCTCTTCCAGCATCGGTAATCTGTCCGCCACTTTGATTTCCGAGTAATCGGCGCTGTCTGAAACACCTCCCACGTCTACCGAGACAACATACCTGTCACGGTAATTTGTGAGAAGATCCGGCAGCAACCATACCCACAGGCAATTATTATCCTTTTTATCCTGTTGCGTGAGGTGTTCAAAATGTAAATTCTCAAAAGCCTCTTTCCCTTTGTCGGCTCTTCCCACGAAATCACCATAGAAACATGGATCAAGACATGTCCTGGAGGCATTCTCCACGTATTGCATAGGGAATATCCGTCTGCCGGTACTTTGAAACGCTTCCCTTGCCGTAGAGGGATATTCCGAGCACAAACGCCACGGATCATTGATCTCTTTCTGTTTCGTGCGGTACCAGTTAATGGCTTCCAGCGTGGCTCCGAGTCCGAATAACCAATGCTCGTATTCATTCATTGTCGCAATGAAATCGCAATATTTTTGCGGATCAATCTTATTGGAACAGAAATCAATCATGAACCACGGGATAAACACGGGCGTGAAATTATTCTTATGATCCACCGCCTTGAGCCATGTGCGGTGAAAGTAGTTTCCTACACCCTTTGCGGTGGACTCAAGCACCTTCATCGTGTACGGGCCCGAGAGCACGGATCCGAAGATGGCCTGAACCAGATCTTCGGGCTTTTTGCCTTTCGTCTCTTTCCATATGCCCACCTCGGAAAGATGAGCCATTGATATGTCCTGACTTCTCAAAGATTCAGGTTTTTGAGCCGATCCCAAAGAGTATATGCATTGTGAGTAATCTATTATCCGGGTATTCTGGGAACCTTCAAACGGACGGGATTTAAGCGCCACGCCACCTGTTGCCCATCCTTTATAATTCCTCAGGACTTTAGACAACATTCCCGCAACAACGGAAGCCTGCGTCTGCACGTCTCCGCAGATGACGGAATTCCAGTTTCGCTTATGTACGAGTTGTATCCACAGCATGTATAACTGTGTCAACGTGGAACCTCCCCATTGCCGGGCTTTACACAGAATTATATCTATTGGCTTATTGGACAAACGTAAGTTTTCAAGTTCTTTCAGATAAAATCGCTGTGCCCTGTTCAGGGTAAACGGAATATCCCTGCCTTCTCCCTTTGCCGCAATAACCGCAAGCATGAATGCCCAAAATTCAAAGTCGTGTTTTATACGCTCTTTATTAAACTCAGTCCAGAGGGCATCACGTAAATCCTCCGTGACTCCGGTTTTTAGAATAAGTTGAATATACCCGTTAAAACCGACCTCGATTAATTTTTGAACGAATCCCGTTTCAACGAAACTTTCAGGAAGATAGAGCATGGAAACAGGGCAGTCCCGTATACGGACCTCGACACGTTGAACGGATATGGAACCTTCACCGGTTACGGGATTGTACGGCTTTCGTATCTCTGCAAGCCTTTTCCGGTTTTCTGTTATTATCTCATTGACCTTTAGCATGGATAAACCTCCTGTTTAAAAGGCTTACAACTAAAGATATTAAGAAGCTGTAAATATGAATACCCGTGTTTACCGAAGAGAAGAAAAAGGTAAATACAAAACTGATTATGATGAGAAATAGAAACTTGATCAGAATATCTTTTGGAAGAGGAAAGGCCACAAGATATAATCCTATCATGGTGTATACTACGGCTGACGCTCCCAGAGTTGGTGTGTTCCGGCTGCTCAGCATTGCCGCCAATGCGGGAGTTATGATTATCAGGGGAATGAAGAAGTATAGATTTATCACATCTTTCATTTTTCTCCAATAGGATAAGAAAACGAATGAGTTCACCAGCAGGTGGATAAAAGATAAATGTACGAGGTTAAAAGTGAAAAAGCACCACCAGTCCGAACATGTGCTGACGGCAAATTCCCGCACATCCATGAATGAACCGACAGAGTAAAAGAAGATCAAAATCAGGATAAACGGCATCACTTTTTATTTAGGGTTTTATAGATAATACCTTTGAAGGTTTCAATATCCAGATAAAATGAGGGCGCATTCTCTTCTATGATCTGTTCAAGCACAAGGTATCCGCAATTGCTGTTCTTCTTTTCGGTAAAACGTTTGAATAATTCGTAATACATCCTCACCTTGTTCTTATTAACCAAAGGCAGGTTTTTTCCTCTTGCAATTAGCGATACGAATCTTCGGGCATTTTCGTAAGTTGTGTAAAATCGTGGAGCCCCTCTTTGCATTGCGCCGGAGATTATATCTTCCTGTGATGCGTAGGGAGCTTCTTTTTTAATACTTTTCATTGAATCGAAATACGCATTTACGACATCCGTATTTCTGAGTTCACTTATCTTTTCGCTCATATCACATAAACATAAATCTTTATATCACAAAAGTAAAAAAACGGAGTCTTGAAAAGTTGTTGTTTTACTAAAACTGCAACTTTTTGTATTAAAACAGCAACCGTTAATCTCTTCCATTCTATTTCATTTGCACATGCTATAATTCGCATTTAGCGTAATCAATTAATTTCCATATAAGATGAAAACAGAAGAAGAAATTAAACCTGACAATTTAGAGAATAAGCAGCCGGAAGCCACTCCGCCTGTGGAAGAAACTTCAAAACCGACAAAAAGGCAGCAGTTGAATGATTTGCTCAAAAGTACCGTGGACGGTTATGATCCTGAAGACGAAGAAGGTTCTTCCGAAAAATTAATGGGTTACATTGGAAGGAATAATGAACAGGCAAAGAAACTTGCCGATGCATTATCCAAAGATCCCAAATTGGCACAAATGCTTTCTGATATTGTAAATGGTAAGCATAACGCTCCGGCCGCTCTGGTCCGTTATTTCGGGAGGGATTTTCTCTCAGCGGAGGAAGGAACGCCCGAATATGAAGAACTGGCCAAAGCGGAGGAGGAGAGGAAGAAAGAAGTGGAAGCGACAGAGGCATCCCGAAAAGAGTATGATGAGAATATAGAGAAAAGTATGCCGGAGGTGGAAGCGTTCTGCAAAGAAAAAGGCTATTCCGTTGACGATTTCCTCGGTAAGCTGTGGGACAGTCTGGTAGGTCCCATCTTTTCCGGTATCTACTCACGGGAGACATGTGAGCTGATAAACAGGGCTTTTAACTATGACAAAGATGTTGAAGATGCCATGAAGGCCGGAGAGACGAAAGGGCGAAATACCAATATCCAGAAACTTAAAGAAGAACGTGGTGACGGTTTGCCTAAGGGTCTTCAGGATCAGAGTATCAGCAAGCCTTCCAAGAAGAAAACCGGAAACAGTATGATCGATTTGGCCAGAATGGCATAACACATTGAAATATTAACTATAAATTAAAACTGTAATGAAAAAGTTTTTTAAGATTATTGATGAAAACAGATGGATTGCGCTATCGGTCCTTCTTATGGTTATCTGCCTGTTCACCGGAGACGTAGGCACTCTGATGGCGGAAGTTACTACGGTTGAACCGGGTTCTCCTGCCGCGACTACCGGACAGCAGGGATTAAAAACGCAGGTGCCCGGTGAATCTACGACTGTTTCCAATGCCGCAGAAGCAGGAGGAGAGTTAATACAGCCTGAGATAGACGAGCAGATTACTCAGATTGCCAGTGATGAGAGTATCATTGACACGATTAAGCGGAGAGTGAAACGACAGGTAAGAGTGAAATCATTCATGGTGGACCACTATATGATTGACGAAAAAAGATCTTCCGCTAAGACTGTTTCGGCCTATGCTGCCGGTACGACAAAAGCTAAGAGAGCGGAACTCTCTCTGTCTTCGGATGACAATAAGATCTTTCAGGAATATTATACGGCTATTGTGAAGGGGGTTAAAGGATATGACGAGACGGGCCAGACAGAATTGGATGTTGATCTGATGATCTACTTTGTTTCCCGCAACGAATCGAATGATGCTCCTATCGCAATTGCAATCAATGGTCCTAAGGCGAATTCCACGGACGAGTATTGTTATGTTCCGGATATCGCGGCAGGTACCGAAATAATCCTGTTGAGTTCTGCCGGTTATGAAACCCAGAAGTTTATCGCTCCGAATACGATCCTGCCTACGCCTGAACGGCTTTACCTGCAAAAACAACTTTGCAACAATATCGTATCCGATTATTTCGATGCCCAGAAGAAACGTATTCCTTTCCAGAAGGCGACTATTGCGGAAGCTATCCTTCGCCAGTTCCGTCTGGAATCATGTCGTACCGCATGGGTGGGCCAATTGGGTAAGATTAAGGTCATGAGCCAGAAAAAAGAACTTGGAGAACAGACTGTTTACTTCTCCAAAGGTATTCGCTGGCAAATCAAACGTCAGTATGATCTGGCCTCTCAAATCACCCTGAATGATCTTATCAATCTCTCTATGGTTAAGTTCACAGGTCTGAATTGCTCCAAAAGAGCCGTTTGGCTTCTTGGCAAGCTTTTGATGGCGGATATCCAAAAGATAGACCTTACTCTTCACAAAGATATCTCCATGGCAGACAGTGAAGTCTTTGGTATCAAATGTACCAAGATCAAAACAGTGTTCGGCGATATTGAACTGATTCATGATCCCGCCCTTGATCGTTTGGGATATTCTTCATGCGGTGCTTTGCTTGATGAAAATGGTCTGGTAAGATACTGGATGAAGAATGAGGAATCCAAGACGGAGGATGTCGAGGGTGAAGAAGCCAAACGTGATGTTGTGATGACTATTGATACTCTGGCTTTGAAAGGATACAGTCACATTTGGGTGAACGGGGCCAACGTACATTCTGACATTCCGGGAGCTGTAAGCGTAACATCGTCCGCTACCTTGCCCGATAGTCCGGATAAGGGGAATGTTGTTATCCTGACTGCCGATGCCGGCACATTTAAAGCCGGACAGATAGTTACATGGAGTGGAACCGCATGGGTTGAATATACAGGTGAACTGCTTGCCAGCGCGGCTTAATCTATAATCCGAGAGGATGCTTCTCCTGAGGAAGCATCCTCTTTATTAAATCAGGACTAAAATGAAAAGAAATATCACATATGAAATAAAAGGAGCGGTAGAAAGAAGCTGTGTCTTTAAAATCAACAGGGCGCATATTCGTCTTAATTTTGAAGGAGGCTCTATCTCTTCGAGGGGGATTATTCCCGCCCAATATTCTACTGACAAAGAAATTATTCAGAATGCCATCGAATCAAGTCCCTTGTATAAATCCGGCGTGATCAGTAAGGGAGATGTTTATGAGACCGAAGAGGAATCGGATGAAGAAGTGACTGCTACTGATACAGCGAGCGGGTGTGATTATCCGGAAGTAATCAATATGCAAAAGGCAAAGGAAATCCTTATGGCCGAACCGTATAATGTCTCTCTCGCCGATTTGCAAAATAAAGAGGCTGTTATTGCCAAGGCTGCAAAACTTGGAATTACCTTCTCTAATTGGAAATAGAAAATGACCGAAGCGGAAATAATAACCAAGGTCAGGGCCATAATGAATGAGGCGGGCAATGATGTGACTCTTGACCTCCTGAGTGAGGATACTATCAGTCTGGACGAGTATATCAGGTCTGTTATACCCGATGCCGTTAATATTATGATAGAGAATTCTCCATTCAGATGTGTGAATAGAAAATCCGCTACGGCTGATATCTCAGAGAGCGACGGGGCGGGGATCATAGTTATACCCGATGACTATGTATCCCTTATTGCTCTGCAATTATCCGGATGGAAGCGAATTGTTTCTAAAACTTTTGAACTTGCTTCGGAAGAATATAAAGTGAATGCTAATCCATATACCGGGGCGGGAGCTAATAAGCCTGTCGCCTTTCATAGTTATAATGGGGATGACAGAGTTTTAGAGTGTTATCCCGTGGAAAAAGCGGTTTCTCTTTTTGTTTATGAAGCCAGATACAAATCAGCTGACGGGCTTGCTTTAGATCCCGATGATCCCGTGGCCATAGCAGTATGCTACATGTGTGCAAGTCTCATTTATAATATTTTCGAGAACGAAAAAACATCTAAAGAGATGCAGACTACTGCCATCAATCTTTTGCCTAAGAAATAATGTATCAGATAGATGAGGAAAACAGTGATATACTTTTTGAGGTCAGTGACAAAACTGTAATTCTCAAGTTGAAATCAGGGGCGGGTAGTGGCGGCTCCTCACCTGATATCTATTTAATTAAGCTGGGCGATCTTACAACCCCGTCGGATAAAAATGTTTTTTCCTCCTTAAGGGCACAATCCGCTTTCCTGCGTAAGGATCAGGCTGATTCAACCTCTTTTCTACTGAAATTACTTGCCGGCTTAGAGACAGGAGAATATTCTCTCGGCGAATCCGGTGCAAAGATAGATGCTGACGGTGATGCCGAAGTACGTAATCTCATAGCACGCATCAAGGCCACGGTTGCGGCATTGGAGGCAAAGACAGTAACCGTATCGGATGAAGTCACTACCCTGAACTTACTCGTTCAAAATCTTGCAGAGACATACAACCTGAACGTATCCAATGTAGCGACCTTGTTCCAAACGATAGTGAAGGATTATGTAAGCTCCGAATCTTTTGTTCCCGGCATAACGGGAGAAGGGATGAAGCTTTATAAAGCCCTGAACGGTGATTGGGATC